TTCTTCTTTAATCGGGAACTCTTTCTGTTCAATCTTCTTACCAGCATTCTGTTCTTGCACGGTCTTCAACTCCTCTTCGTACAACGGACGTATCGTACTCTTTAACATATCAGCTTGGTCTTTATCTATAACTAGATCACAACTGTACGTACCAAACTCAGGATCAAACCGTTTGTTAGGTTCATTCAAGTGGCAGTACTTAGCTGTACCCTTTACTTTTATTACTTGGTGTTTCTTTCTTGCTTGTATACTCATATTTCTCTTAGTGTTTATGCTGTTAATGTTACCTGTTGTTTATGTTTTTTAGCTTGGTCTTTCATCCAGTTGAATAAGTCGTCTCTTAAAACGTACATCTCTGATCCATTCTCATACCCTCTTTGCAAAGGGAAACCGTCTTCGTGAAACCATTCTCTAATAGTCCTAACAGACTTACCCAAAAGAGCAGCAGTTTGAAATGTGTTCATTAAGAACGGTGGATTTTGTTTAATTGAAGCAATCTCTTGCTCCGTTAGTTGTTTACGTGTTCTTGCCATTTCTCTTAGTTTATTTATCGGTGTTATGACAGCAGATACATGGCTCGATCTATTGCGGTAACATCTAGGTCACCAAGTTCAGGCAGTTCGGGCAGTTTCGCTGTCGGGTGTTGATTCAATAACTCACATCTGAACTCGGCTAGTAAGTCAATTGAAAAGAAATTCTTGTAGGTTTTTCGTACGTCTTGGTGTACTTTACGGGCGTTGGATGCGTGACATATAAAGCAATCGTGAACAAAACCCATTGCAAACTTCATGTCGTATGCCAATCGATGGACAACAGCTGCATCTATCCCGTGTATAAAGTTAGCAGTGACACTACGTCGTTGTTGCTTCGGATCGATCTCATCAATGTCATCGTACAGGTGTACCATTGTGGACACATTACCTACGATAGTACGACAATCTAAACGTTTTGTTTTTGTCAGTCCTTGTACCACTTTAAATCCACTCGGTGTCGTCCATTCAAACACGTGATTACCTACAGCATCAGCACAACCACGTAAGAACTTTTGAATACGGACAACACTCTCTAGTTCCTGTCTTGCTACTGTGTTAAACTGTTCGGTCAGGTAGTTAATAGCGTCAATCTCCTCACCCACTTGAAACGGATGCTTGTCTCCAATGATAGTAAGAAACCTAGACATGACGTGGTAGTACGATTGTCCGTATGGTTTGTTCATTACCGCAGCCTTAGCCATAGCTCTCGTGACTCCGTACTTGAACCATTCACCGGCCACGTAACTCTCCTTTGACTGCTCCTTCAACCGTTCGTACACAAGATCAGCAATGTACTGATACATATCTCCTACTGGTTGGTCAGGTACTAGGTTGCAGTGCTTGGCGTGTGTCTCGTCCCGTAATAACAAGTGCAATATTTGCATACCGTTGTTACTACAGTCCATACGCACTGGAAAGTGTGACACGTACCCGTATCCTTCTTTCGTAAACTGTTGATACTCAAGACAAAACGCAAGAAATCCAAACGGTTCACTCGCTTCCATCCACCAGTCATTCGTCATTGGGTCAGATGCACATTCAAGTATGTCTTTCTTGTGCTCACCTACCCACGCTACTCGTTGCATTAACGTACCCTTGATACCCCAAGCGTTAGCCCCGTGAACCAGTAGTCTTTCAGCGTCCTCTTCATCCGTAACCTGTTGACCATCAGCGAATTGCAACAAAGCTCTAGCTAGATCAGTTCCTTGTGGGTGTAGATACGCTGGCATATAATAAACACGCCCACGATAATCAATACGAGCCGGAAAGTATACCTCGTCCCACTCGCTGTACTTCTTAGCCAAGTGCATGACCTTGGCGTGTTGTAATCTTTTGCTACGGTTGGACTCGTTCATGCGACGAATCTTGTCTTGTTTAAACTTCCATTGTCTCAGCTCTTCAGGTCGTTCGTCTCCGTTCTCTAGGTACGGTTGAAGCGGTACTTCATGAAAGTCAAAGACTCGTTCCAACTCCCAACACTTCTGAGCTATGTCTAGTATCTTCTTGTTGATCGCCCAAGGTACTCGTTGTACGTTGTTGCAAGCAGTGTAAATAGTATTGATACTAAAGAAAGTATAGTTTGCTTTGCTTGGTCTGTTCATTACAAACGGATCGTCGAACGACTCGTATCCTCCGCTGTAATAATCTACCCAGTCTTTCGGTTTATGTGGTAACGCCATACGCACCGGGTCTAACATCTCTCTCCACATATCAAACCGTCGTACCCAGTCAGTAAACTCACCTGATAACACCACGTCTTTGCGTTGCCGCTTACCGAATCGTTCCATCTTAAATTCAATCAGTCCCGTGTGTGTCTTTATCTCTCCCAACAACCACGCACCCAATGATACCTTCAATCGTTTTTCCCAGCACGTAAACCGTCGGTTATTCTTTTCAACGGTGTAGAACCTTTGCATCTTGGATCGCTTTGACTTCTTACCACGGACACCAAACATCTTATTCTTTGGCACGGTCTGTTCAGCGACTCGTTGTCGTGCTATCTCTTCAAACGCTTTGCCTATTTCCAATGCCAACCGAGAAAAGTGTCGGTCTTGTGCGTACATCTTATCCAACACAGTTTTCAACGCTATCTGTGCCACCATTTGTGGGTGAAAGTCAGCGATATAACACAACCATATCGGCATTGATGGACTGTCATCCCCGGCAAATCGGTTAAAGAAGTCTTCAATCGGTGGTGCTAACTGTGGTGCAAGCTTACTAAGGATACGCTTACTGCTGTCCATCTCACTACCACGGTCACTTTCTTTATAGAATTGTTGGAACTGGCGATAGGTAGCTCGTCCCCATCGTTTCATTTCAAACTCAATTGCCTTCGACATCTTTCTTATCTCGGTTAATATAATCGTAACAAGACTTAGGACGGACACGCTGTCGATCACTTCGGACAACCTTCAGGTTATCATCATAAACCAACTCATTCTGCGACCAAAAGTATTCCAATCCGTTCGCTACTTGCTTCGCCAACGACTCGTCTATTTCAATGTCTTCGATCTCGTCCTCGTGTCCGTCCGTTTCGTCCATCAGTCTAGTCTAGTTTGTTTTGCTCGTATTGATCTATTACCCACGCATCATACAAATCTTTTAACTCTTCTCGTTCCTCGTCGGTTAAATCGTCGTCCTCGTAGTCAAGGAACTCGGTTAGCCAGCTATCGTAATCTCTCATAGTTTTACCTCATCATTTTTCACGGACACGTACAAGTCATGGCGTTCGTTGTTAAGCTTGTCAAGAAGCTTCTGTAGTTGTAGATGTAAAGGAAACCAACGACTATCAGGGTCAAGTTCTCCGTTCATCTCGTTGTGTAAAATATGGAATTGTAGTTCTTCGATCATAAGTGTAGGTTCTAAAGTTATTTCTTTAGTCTTCATATAAAAAAGATATAAGGATTAAGAATAGTATAATAATGGTTAACGCGGTTGTAATGCTCATGATGCTGACAACTCCTTTTCAACTTCGGTTAGGTACGCTTTGATCTGCCGGTTATCATCGCAAAGGCTCCGGATCTTTTTGACTCCGTGCATTATAGAGCCGTGGTGCTTGCCAAATTTCTCAGCTACGGACACGTAAGATCGCCCCGTCATGGCGTAGTAGTAACATATCTGACGGGCAAGGGCGTGTGGCTGGTAGCGTGTACCGCTGTCGATCAGCTCAGGCGTGGTATCAAAGACTTTACTTACTGCTGTCTTGATTTGGTTTATTTCTAGTTTTCTCGGTTGTATCATTAGTTTTCTCGGTTGGTTTTATAGGGTTGTCGGTGGCTTGTCTTATCATGCCTTCGATGATCGAATAGCCGGGTTTAAAGCACAGATCGCTTAGGCACGATACGCATATATCTTCAACCTCGTTTTCCATGCCTTGAAGCGTAAGACCGCAATGTTTGCAGACTTGTTTATTCATTAGGATAAAGCAGATCAGCAGTCATTTGTAATGTATCCCATGATACGCCCCAGTTAGCGTCATGATTCTCTAGTACATAGTTTAACACTGAGCGAGCTTGGTCTTTAGTCTTTATATTATCACAGCTGTGAAATACATCGTCGATATTCCATTCAATTGATATTGTATTATTGTCTATAAATCTCATTGTATCGGTTTTCTATTGGTTGGTTCCGCAAAAAGGACAAGGGCTCCCGTCAATCGGACAGCTAAAGCCCTCATCGGACGGGCAAGTATCAAGTGGATGATCACGATAGGTTGTCGAGCAACTGGCGGTTAACAATAGGGTGAGTAGTAATAGTGGTTTCATTATGGTCTGAAGATTATATATCCGGTTTCTTGTCCAATAGCCTCGTAAAGATCGGTTAAGTATTGCTTGGTACTATCGGCAACTGTGTACAATCTTGGAAAGGTCTCAAAATCAGATTCAATCCAGACATTTAACAAGTGAAGACTAACAAGTATTTCATCGTCTTGTCTTTGGACATCGTCTAAGTTAGCAAGTACTTTTAGATCATCTAGTACATCGTTGTCATATATATCAGCAAGGAAACAAGCTTGGTACTTACTGAAAACAAAAGGTTTTGATAGTGTTCGTGTCATGATATTAGCACTCCTCTTTTTCGTATTCAATGCCGACTAGATCGACAACATCACAAGCCAAACCAAACTCTGGATAAGGTGTAAAGTACGGTTCTTGATCAGGTTCTTTGTCGTCAAATACATCAATATGTTCGTTATCCTTCATAAACTTTTCAATGTGCTTTATGTCTTTTTCTTCTAGTCCGCTAAAGTCTCCATTGAATAACGCACATAAAGCATAAGATGGAAATTGATAATCGTATTGGTTTTTAATTTTCATAGTATCGGTTTTTTCTATCGGTTAGGTAATTATTAGGATTCCTTAATGCAAAGGTACAAAAGCACAAGCCAAAAACCGCAAGCCAATATCGGACTGGCTAACAAGTAAAGCATAAAGGTTCGCGGTTTTGTCGGGGG